TCCGCGATCACGCTTTCCCAGAACTCCACGGCAACACCGTAGGTCAATCCGGAAACGCGGCCGGCATCGGCCGGATTTTTAGCCAGCGCCACAATGCGGATGGCAAACAGCACCAGGCTGATGGCTGCCATCACTTGCAGCACATCCGGCACGGGCACCTCATACACGCTGGCCACGATGCTGGCTACCAACACCGTGCTGATCAGCGAAAAGAATAGTTTAAAAAGTGTTTTCATCAGATTAAAAAGTTGTTGGTTAAGCCACTTGACGAGCGTTGATGAGCACGAAGGCAAACGTGCCCACGGCAGTGCTCGGTTTGTATTCAAATTCGTATTCGAACACACCGTTGATTACACCGGTCACAGCCAAACCTTGCGCACCGGTGCCGGGGGTTACGGTGCGGGCCGTGCCATCGCTGGCCGCGCGTACTACTACGCGGGCGCCCGGCCGAATCTGGCCGTCAATGGCGAAGTTGATTGTCATGCCGGCTGCCATGGCTGCAGAAGCCAGGAAGTACGTCAGCAGGTTTTTTACCGTGAGCGTCACGGCAGCGGCAGGTGCAAAGCTTTGCACGTCTGCATTGCCATAGGGAAAGTCGATATCGCCTGTTACCATTTGCTTATTTGCCCAAAAGGGCGTTTAGGGTTGAGGAATGGATTTCTTTTCCGTGCTTGGCTTTCCAGATCTGTTTGATCTGATCTTCGGAAAGCTCTTTCCAGGAGGCTTCGCCCTTGGCATACTTGTCGTGCAGCTTCACGAGCTCGGCCTTGCTGGTGGGCAGCTCAACGGGGCCACCGCTCAACTGTGGCACTACGGGCTGGTAGCCTTGCAGGCTGTCCAGCAACTGCTTCACCGATTTGTAGCCTTCTTCGCTCTGGCTGGCCAGGTTGATGAAGTTGTCCTTCTGGGCGGCTACAATCTTCTTGGCGCTCAGCGCGCTTTCCACCAGGCTGGTGGCACGCTCTTTCAGCGCGTTTTCCTTGGCGGCCTGGGCCTCGGTTTTTAGACGGTTGATTTCGGCATCCTTGGCCGCAATCGTCTGGTCTTTGGCGCTCAGCTGTGCACTTAGCGTGGTCACTGCCTCTGCCACCAGCTCTTCACCGGATGCTTCAGAGAGGTTTACCAGCTTGCTGTTGTTGAGCGCAGCAATCACTTTTTTCATTTGTGGATTGGTTGGTTGTTGTGTTTTGAAAAACGCTTCGATGTCCTCGCGCCTGGTTGCGGCATTGAGTGTGAGCGTGAAGCCCTGGTGGCTCAGCTTGCAGGCGTTGGGGTTTGCCCCGATGTCGGTAATGCTTACCTCCTTCAGCTTCCACTTGGTTACCGTGGGTAGCGTTTGGCCGGGCAGCATAAGCTCCGGCTCGGTGCTCCACTCCATGGCCTCAAAGCCGATGGACGCCATGTTCATGATGTCCTTGTCGTACTTGCGGCTAACCTCGGCTGCAAACTTGTCCTCCAGGTCAAACTCGGGTGTGCCGATAATCCGGCTGCCATCACTGCGCAGATCCGTCATCTTGCCAATCGGCAGAATGATGTCGCGGTCGTTCTCGCCATGCCTGCGGGTGTGGTCGTACAGCAGCACAGGGTTTTTAAGGTAGTCGGTTAGTTCACCGCCTGCCGTCATCACCCGGAAGCCGTAGCTGTTGATCACACTATCATCCGTCAATACAATCGGTTTGGACATGTGGCGCGTTATCGAGAGCCCAAACTTGGGCAGATTTTTTAGGCTGTGCTTAAAATAAATTTTAGGTTAGCCTAAAAATGGCATTCGGTGCTCCAAAAATTTGAATGGGCGAAATGGCGCGGGTTTTAATCCCCACGTAAATCCACCTTTGCACCATGGCACGCAGAACCAAAGGCGAAAGCGAAACGCTGCGCAACCGCGCATACGAACTCTACATGAACAGCGGCATGACCTACCAGGAGATTGCCGAAACCATTGGCGTGGGCAAGGACACGGTGGGCGACTGGGCCAAGCGGTTTAAGTGGAAGGAGACAAAGGCGGCTAACCAGATCACGCGCGAGCGCAACATCAGCATGATGCTGGTGCAGATCAATAACCTGCTTACGGAGATCAACACCCGCGAAAAGCAGTACCCCACCAGCAGCGAAGCGGATACCATCGCCAAGATGACCAAGAACATCCGCGAACTGAGCGGCCGCACCAGCCTGCCCGATTACTACAACGTGCAGGAAGAGTTCCTTAAGTACCTGCTGGGCGTAAAGCCGGAACTGGCCAAGCAACTGGTTGGCTACAGCAAAGAGTTTCTGCAAACCAAAGCCCAACAGCTTGACGCATGAAAAGCCGGCAGCAACTGGAAAAGCGATTTGAGGCGCTGGAGAAACAGATCAAAGCCAGCACGGCCGATGTGGCTATTGACGAAAGCCCCGAAGCCAGGCGCGTGCGCGTGGCTGCCCTGCTGGAGGACTGGCCCGGGTTTCTTACGTACTACTTCCCCAGCTGGGCCAGCAGCGAGTTTGCCGCCTTCCACCTGCGCGGTGGCAATGCCATACTCACCAGCAAAAAAAAGAAGATGTTCTTCGCCTGGATGATCGCGCGCGACATGGCCAAGACCACCTTCTGGCAGATGTTCGCCATATACCTCACCTGCCGCAGCCTATACAATCTGCACCACAGCTACCGCAACGTGGTGTGGTGGAGCAAAACGTTTGACCAGGCCAGTGAAATGCTGCGCGCCATACGCCTGCAGTTTGAGTATAACCAGCGTTTACTCAACGATTTCGGCACGTTTAAAACGGTTAGCATCTGGGCCGATGACAAGTTTGTCACCAGCCAGGGCATCAGCTTCCGCGCCCTCGGCAAAGGCCAAAGCCCGCGCGGTACCAAGGAAGATGAAAAACGGCCCGACCTTATTATAGGCGATGACTTTGACGATGACGAGGAAGTGCTCAACGACATTCGCCTGGAGAAAAGCTACCAGTGGATCATGGGCGCACTGTGGCCCACGATGGACGTAAGTGCGCACGCGCTGTTTGTAGTGCTCAACAACAAGATTGGCGAGCGCAGCCTCATGGCCCGCCTCTACGAGCAGGCCGATTACAAAGAGACCATCAACCTGCTCGATGCCAACGGCAACCCCACGTGGAAGCGCCACAGCAAGGAGGACTGCCAGTACATGATCAGCAAGATGGGCACGCTGCTGGCCGAGCGCGAGTACTTCAACAACCCGATCACCGAGGGCAAGGTATTCCGCAAAGACTGGGTGCGCTACAAAGCGCTGCCTGCACTGAACGAATACCTGGCGCTGGTGGCCTACCTGGATCCCAGCTTTAAGAATAAGAAGAACAGCGATCACAAAAGCTGGGTGCTCATCGGGTTGCACCGCGGTGAGCTGCACGTGGTCAAAGCCTTCTGCGATCGCGCCAGTGTAGACGAAATGATTGAGTGGGGCTACGTGCTTGATCACCTGGTGCGCAGCGGTGGCGGTGTGTGCGAGCTGTGGATGGAAGAAGTGTTCCTGCAGGATCTGCTGTATAAAGATTTCAATGCCGTGGCGCAAGCCAAGGGCAAACCGCTGCCGCTCAATGGCGACAAGCGCCAGAAGCCGGACAAGGATGCGCGCATTGCTTCCCTCAGCGGCTACTTCGAGCGCGGCAACTGGTACTTCAACGAGGCCGAGAAAGACAACCACCACATGGTTAACCTCATTTACCAGTTCACCAGCTTCCAGCCCGGGCACACCGGCATAAAGAAAGACGGACCCGATGCCTGCGAGGGTGCCGTGTTCAAGCTGATGGAGAAAGTGGTGACCAACGTGCCGGCCACCGTGGGCAAGCGCAACAAGTACAAAAACATGTACTGATGCGCAGCGCTATTGCTCAACGGATAATCGACAGCACACCTGAACCGGTAAAGGATCACGTGCGCTACCTGGGCGCCCGCCAGTACCTGTGCGGTCTGTTGATTAAGTATGACAAAAAGGATTTCCGCGTGCGCGAACTGGTGAAAGTCACCGGTGTGGCGCAACGCACGTACCGTAAACACATTGCCCATGCCCTATTTAGTTGACAGCGACTATACCGCCCAGATACGCACCGAGCAGCTGACGCAGCTGATTGAAAGCACACCGGCCAACCGCACCGATGCCGAAGCCAAAGCCATAAGCCAGGCCAAAAGCCGGCTGCGCAACCGCTACGATGTAGATGCGCTGTTTGCCAGAACCGGGGCCGCGCGCGACCCGGAGCTGGTGATGTATATAGTAGACATGACCCTGTACCACCTGCACGCCCGGCAGGCACCCGGCCAGGTGCCCGAAATGCGCGACAAGCGCTATGCCGATGCGCTGGCATGGCTGGAGAAAGTGGCCTCGGGCGACTTTGATCCGGGCTTCCCGGCCAAGGGTGACGAGGACGGAGACGGGGTAGATGACGGCAACGTGGTGCAATGGGGCAGCACCACCCCCCGAAACCCGTACTTCTAGGGCCGGGCAGGTGGTGGGGGTCGGAGTTGAGCGGTAAAGGTATTTAAAACCTGTTTAAACTCGCTCAGGTTTAAGCCGGGAGAAAATTATGGGCAATGCCCCCGAAAAGGGGGTCGTATAGAACAGAGGCAAAATTTTAACACCATGGCAAAACAGGGAGTAAAGCGGGCCGAAGAGGCAACCAGCATCGTGATCCAGGACATCACCATTGGCCAGGTAACACGCGGCAACCAAACCATACAAACGTGGTTTCAAAACATCAAGAGCGCGGAGAGCAGCCTGAACCCCAACCGCAGGCAGTTGATCAATACCTACTTCGATGTTTCAATAGACCTTCACCTGCGCTCGGTTATGGACAAGCGTATCCGGGCGGTGAAAACCAATCCCTTTGAATGGGTGGGGCTGGAGAACGAGGTAGTTATGGAGAACTTCAAGGCTCCCTGGTTTGCCGAATTCCTGCACCGCCTGCAGGAGAGGATCTTCTGGGGCACCACGCTGGTGGAGTTTATGCTTGGCAGCGATGGATTGATCGGTGACGTTCAACTGGTGCCTCGGCAGAACGTGAAACCCGAGCGCGGACTGATCAGCAAGGATGGCGTCAGTGATGCTGGCATACTGTACCGTGAGGGCATATACGTCAACTACATTCTGCAGATCGGGCGCAAGAATGATTTGGGTTTACTGGCCAACATCGCCCCGTATGTGCTCATGAAGCGGCAGAACCTGGCTGACTTCACCCGGTACAACGAGATGTTCGGCATGCCGCTGCGCATCTACGAATACGATCCGAACAAACCGCAGGGCCGCGATGAAGCCAAGCGCAGCGCGGAAGAGTATGGGTCCGCTGCGTACATCATTGTGCCCAAGGGATTTGCCGATGTGCGTTTTGAAGACTCGGTAAAGCAGTCAACTGCCTATGCGTATGACAAGCTGCACGAGATCCTCAACAACGAAATCACCATTGGCGTGCTGGGCCAGTTGCTTACCACCGGTGGCGAAGGTGGCGGAAGCTACGAACTGGGCAAGGTGCACAAAGCCGTTGAGGAAGCCATTAACCTGGAAGACCGCCTGTATGCCGAGTATGTGATTAACTACCCGATGAAGCACAACATACTGGTGCCACACGGCTACCCGCTGGAAGGCATACACGGCAAGTTTAAAACAGCTGATGAGCTAAACAAAGAAAAGAAGCTTGTTATCTGGATACAGCTGCTGCAATCCGGGGCACCGATAGCCGAGGAAGACTTTTACAAGGAATTCGGGATTGAGCCTCCTGGCCAACGGCCGGTTGTTGTTCGCACGGGTAACTCCGGCAACAACACGGCCCCACCCGAAACTGACCCGCCAAAGCCGCAGCCGCCCGCTAAACCGCAGGGAGGCTCGCCTGCCAAAGGTTCACCGCAGGGAGGGGCGGGCGCAAAAAAGCTCGCTGACCTGCGTGCCTACTACAAGCTGGGCAGCGCAGCGAACAAACGCGGCACGGGCGCCATTACGCTTAGCTACCGCAATGACCTCAACGAAATCATTGACGACATCATCGCGCGCGTGCGCGATGGTAGTCTGCCCCCGGGCGATGTGGACCCGGCCCTGTGGAAGCTGGTGAGTGAGCAACTGTTTAAGGGCGTGGAAAAAGGGTACAACCTTACCCTGGCAGCAGCCAAAGGCAGCGACAAGCTGATGCTGGAAACCCTGCTCCAGAACGTGTACCGCTTTAGCGGGTTTAAAAACTACCACTTTGTGCTGCAGGCCAATGCCCTGCTGCGCAATGCCGAGGGCAACGTGAAAGCCTTCAGCGAATTCCGGGCCGATGTGCTGGCGCTGAACAAGGAGTACAACGTGGACTTCCTGCGCACGGAGTACAATCACGCAGTGGCCACCAGCCGCATGGCCGGCAAGTGGAAGCGCTTTAAAGACGATGTGGCCGAGCTGCCGCTGCTGCAGTTCGAAACCGTGGGCGATGAACGCACACGGGCCGCGCACCAGAAGTTTGACGGCATCATTAAGCCGCTTACCGATCCGTTTTGGAACAAGTGGCTGCCCCCGCTCGACTACAACTGCCGCTGCACGGTGCGCCAGCTCAGCGATGGTGAAGTGAGCACGCTGAACGTGAACGAACTGGGCGAACCCAAGCCGGGCTTCGGCATAAATTGGGGCGAACAGCAGGTGATCTTCCCGCCTACGCACCCGCAGTTTTACGTAGAGCCCGAGCACCAGCAGCAGGCCGATAACAACTTTAACCTGCCCCTGGCGCCATGAGCATTGAGCAAGCCATAGCCAACCTGCAAGCGCTGAAGGGCAGGCTGAAAAAGCTGGTGGCCAAAGAAATGGTGAACACCGCGCTGGATAACATCAAGCGGCAAACGGATGTGAATGGTGTGAGCTTTGCCAAGCGCAAGCCGGGAGCTCCGCGCGATGCCGGCCGCCTGGTGCTGGTGGATATCGGTGACGGCCGCAGAAGCATAACGGCCAGCGTTACCGCCACGGGCGTGCAGCTGACGGCCAACGACTACATGGAGGCCCACAACGAAGGCGCCAACATTACCGCCACGGCCATCGTGCGCGAGCACACGCGCAGGCGCGCGGGCCGGAGCGCTCGCGTGCGCAGCCACACGCGCAGGATGAACACCCAGCTGCCGGCCCGCACCTTCTTTGCCGACAGCCCCCGGGTGCGCAACCGGCTGGACGAAATGGTGCAGAACCAGATTTTAGAAGCTCTCACTTAACCCTTTTTACACCCATGAAACACGTGTTTACCTTTCTGCTGATGCTACTGCCGGTGGCTATTGAAGCCTGGCTCGATATGCGCGACCACAATGCCGGGCTGCGCGACAAGAAAAAGACTGACATCTGGCTGCTGCGCCTGCCGGTGATGCTGGCCGCGTGCATGATCAACGTGTGGCTGCTGCCCAACGGTTGGCTGGTATGGATCCACGGGCTGCAGAGTTTTGTGCTGGCGTTCGGTGTGTTCTTTCTGCTGTTCGATCCGCTGATGGGTTACCTGCTGGTGCGCGATGTGCGCTATTTGGGCGAAACTTCGGAGACGGATGTGTTCTGGAAGCGGCTGCCCTGGTGGCAGGTGTTTCTCATTCGCCTTTGGGTGATGGCCGTGGCCTGCAGTGTT